AAATTCCCAGTTAAACGGCTTGTTGTAAGGCGTTTTAAGGCACGCAAAAATCAAAGTGGAGTATTTATCCATGAAAAAAGCCCCTCTCGTCAAAACGAGAGGGGTAAATATTACTTAATGCTTGCGATGTATCCGTCATCATTGGTGGTTACGGTGATGTCGCCAGTGAGAAGCTTGCCTTGCTTGTCGAAAGCACAAATATTATCTGCTCCAACCTCATAAAGGCAATCTTCAACTCGTGAGCCGTCAGAGCGCAGATAGAACCAGTCATCTTCAAACTTGAGCCAACCAGTAATCATGCGGCCAGTCTCGTCAAGGTAGTACTGCTTGCCGTTACGTTCAGCCCAGCCCGTGGCCATGCGGCCGTCAGATCCTAGCAAGTACCAGCTTCCGTTGTACTCAAGCCAATCACCCGATTCAAGTGCGCCAGTATCGCCAAAGTACCACCAGAACTTCTCAGAGCCTTCCCAAGAAGCGTGAACCCAGCCGGTGAGCATCCATCCTTTCTCGTTAAAGTAATACCACTTATCGCCGACCTTATACCAGCCGATAGCGTACTCGCTCGCGCTCTCGCCCGTCTGGTACCACCATGAGCCTTTGCCGTCAGTATGCCAGCCAACTTCAGAAGTTGTGCGGGTGCCGGTCATTACCTCGTACCAGTAGCACACGCGCTCCATATAGTGAGTATTCTGAGAGCCAGCAAGCTCGCCAGGACACGCCGTGGCCACGATCTGTTTGTGTGGTCGGACGTTACCGCCCCAGCGTGGATAGCCAAGTCCGTACTTGATAAGCAACGCCGCAACAAGGTGTGCGCCGCTCTCCAAGGTAGCTTCTGAAACTGTCCAGGGCGATGTGGAATTATTAGCGTGCTCAATGCTGATACTCTCGCAATTAGCAACCCAACGACCACACGCCCACGCGGTGTTGCTCTCCAGTACGTGTTGGGTGATAGTGCCTGCACCGTCCACAGAATAGTGCGCAGATTGTGCCTGCATTCTATCCCACATGGCTGTAATGGCTGCACCGTCTAAACCAGTGGCAGCTTCATGGTGTACCACGATATACTGCACGGAATGACCGTCTCGCCCAGCTGAATATGCTGACGTTGGAATATACGCATCCGCGGTAATTTGTCCTGAAAAATCAGCCATTAGTGCGTCTCCTCGTCTAAAGGGCTCACACTTGGTTTGTCGTATGTCATTGCACGCTCTGAATCGCTAATGCCCTTTGTAGTTGGGTCTACCGTAACGCCGATAGCACCCAGCACCGCCACAACCACAGTGCCAATGAGGTATGGGTTGCTACTGAACTTCACGAATACATCAGCCAAGCTGCCCCATGTAGTTAAATCGGAGTAAGCCAGTCCAAGGTATGCCAGGATAGGACTCATGACGATGCCCGCCATTCCCAACCACCAAGCGGGATTGTGTAGACGTACTTTCCAGTTAATCATTTCTGCTCCTTTACTTTTCCAACTTAGTAATGCGTGAGTCTAGGTTTTTCACATCGGTCTTGACCTCGGCGAGGTCTGTTGCTGCTTTTTTTGACACTTCATCCGCCCTTCGTGCCACAATTCCAACCACAGAAAGTTCAGCTGTGTGCTGGGTCAGTGTGGCAGTTAAATCAGAAAGCGATTGCTGATACTTGCCAAGCTGCTCATTCATGACCTGCTGGCGCGTCTCTAGGCGGGTGAGCGTGTTGGTGATGGTGCTCTTCCAGGCGTCTTCTTTTTCTTTGTCTTCTCGACTAGCACGCTGCCAGTTCGAGATAGCAACAAGACCACCCAGAAACGCACCTACAATGGAGATGAAGAAGGAAACCATTTCAGCCGTAATATTCATGACCTCACCTCTATTCCATACTCTTCGGAAGAATTGGAATAATTCCCGTAGCATAACCGGTGCTGTTGTTGTAGAGGTAAATATGCTTATTACTACCACCAGCTGCGCCAATCCAAATCTTTGCGGTGTGGTCACCTGTCTCCGTACCCATTGGGTAGTAACCTTCAATGGCTGGCAAGAGATTGTCTGGCATTTGCGCCGTGGTAGTACGAGTTGAATAACCCGCCGCAAGGTAACAATCTAGATACACCATGCCGCCACGAATGCAATAACGGACGCGACAAACGCCGTCGTCTTGCAGGGTAACCCAAGGCGTGAACTTTAGCAGCTTGATGAGGTCGGTATAGTTAATAGATTCTTCTTTTGCGCGGTTGTCAGCAGAAAGCATTAGAGTTGAATCCGTTAAGCCAAGCTCAGCAAAATGCATTCCGTCAGAATTAGAAATCTTTGCAGCAATTGCTTGCGAGTCGCTCAACAAATAACCCGTTGGCTTCAAAAGAATATTGTCAGTCATTAGGGCTGTGGCTCTATCGCCTTTATTATCTTGATAGCCAGCGACAATATTAAGAGAGCCATTATTAAGACTAATAATGCCACTCTCAAAACTTGCAATTGGAACTTCACCGTTATAGATGCTCATTCCGTCACTTTTTACAGTGACATGACCAGCTTTTTTATCTCCTACGTGTGCGCCATGTTCATCGTGAGAGAAAGCGTTTGCCATATCATCAACCGTTGCCTTCACCTCTGACGCCTTGTTGTTCGCTTCCGTTGCCATAGTCTTCGCCTCCTTTGCTGCTGTATTTGCGTTCTTTGCGTCTGTGGCTACATGGCTCACTTCCTCTGCTGCCTTCTCAGCTTTAGCTGCGACGGTTTCGACCTTCTCCGCCGCCGCTGTTGCTGTGGTTGCTACGTCAGCAATCTTCTCTGTGGCTGCGTCAGCCTTCTTCTCAACTGCCGCCGCCTTCTCCTCGACTGCTGTAACTTTGATGGTGGTAGTCGCTGCGTCTTTGGCAATGTTCCTTGTTGCGTTAGAGAGAGAAGTAACACGCTTTGCAATGCTTTCCTGCGCAGACTCTTGTGAGCTCGTGGCTCCCTTTGTCAGCGTTGCGGTAATTGCGCCAAGCTTGAATTGAGTTGCGGTTGGGTTAGTGAGGTTAATCGTGCGACCTGAGCAGATCATGTAACGTTCAATGCCATGCGGCTCACTCTTAACGAATACACGGTCTAAGAAGTCAATTGGTAGCGTTTGCTCATTGAGGTTGTGCAAGTCAAACGCTGATACCTCAATTGAGTCATCAAGCTTGCCCGCCGCAAGGTCAGCAACAGCCTTATCAGCAAGTGCTTGCGGTTTATCCAAGTCGTAGGACATTGTCTTCTCAATGAGTCCGTACTTCTCAGCCGCTGTCATATCGACAACTGCATCGTCCTGGATGACAAAGCCAAAGGGAACGTAAGCCGTCTCAGCTGATACGTTGACCTTACGCTCCTCTGAGCCTTTGCCAGTCTTACCAACGGGGACAATGGCCGTGTAAATGTCTTTGCCGTCAACCTGTGTATCGAGGTCAAGAAGATTGCTGCCAAGCTCTACTCTCTGAGTAGCTTCTGCTGCGCCCGTATCTGGTAGCCAGTCGATAATAGATCCTGTTGCGTCATACCTCACACGCAACCAACCGCCGCACGCTTTCTCAAGCTTGTCGCGCATCTCTTTGAGTGTTGCGGGTCTAGTACCTGTACCGCGTTGCAGCTTGCCATAATTTGCGCCAGCATTAACGCCAATTCTGAACTTCTCGCACGCATTCATAACGTGTGCGTTGTGCTGCTCAATGAACCACTCAAATAGCTTGTTAGCTTCAGCGGGTGCGTTGATGTCGCACTCAATCTCATCAGTGTCATAGGTCTTGTAAGGTCTAACAGTGGTGTCATTGAGGTATGCCATCGCACCCTCGCATGTCAGCTTCTTACTACCGTCAAACTCCATAGAGATTGCTCTAACACGGCCACGGAAGAGCACAAGACCAGTCTCAACCTCAAACAACTCAACCTCTCTGTTTGGAAGCATCACCGTCTCACGGGTAAAGCTATCCCAGAGCGGGTGCGTCGGCTGGATAGTAAGAGAAAGAGTCGGGGACTGTCCCGACTCTTCCTTTAAGGTACCTGCTGAGATTTGAACGTCTGTACGTGGGTCATGAAGCACACTACCTGCATACTTCAAGATGTACATTTAAGCCACCCTCTCCCACATGTAGACTGCGCGATATGGTGGCATGTTGTTGTGAGGTTGACCGCCGCCGACCGCATCAACCTGGAAGCGATAGTTGGTATACGTGTCAGCCGAGCGTGCTGTCCATTGGCTTCCGCCGCCGTTATCCGTGCCATAGTGCATGCTAGTGTCATGGCTATGGCTTGGCATCTCGTTGATAGTCAGCGTATGGGTATCCTCGCCGCCTGTAGAGCCAGCAGGGAACTTCTGTGACTGCGCTAACAGGAATACACCATTGAGCGCCTGCCATGTGCCGCCAAGGAAAGTTGATGGGTCAGTCGGTTTGGTGCTTTGGTAAATCGCACCTACTGGAAACATTGCGTCCAGCAGGTCAAAGTTCTTAGCGAGGTCCTTAATAGTCTGAGTAACATCATCTGTCACGTCTGGCTTAGTAAGTCCCAGCCTTGCTGTCTTAGTACTCATTAAATGTCCTTCCACTCGAACTTGAGTGATACGTCATTGCCTGGATGGTTCTCGTTATCGCCCACGTACATGTTGTTTTGCCATGCGCCGCGAACGCTCTCCCACGTCTTTCCTGTGTAAGCTTGCCATTTAAGGCTCTTGAGCCTGTTCTGCCCTGCTCTGGCAAGGTAGCTGAGCGTGAGTCCGTCAAAGCGACTCCACTTATCACCTGTGTAGTCACGCCACAAGGCTGTGCCATAGTCAGGCGTTGTGTTTACCGTGATTGTGTTCTTACCATTGTGAAGACGTGCAGCATCGCTCGACCATACGCCGGGACTTAAGAAAAAGCTCGTACCGTTGATGTTCACAATGGCGTTGCTCTGAGTGGTAATAACCGCTAAAGCGTCATGTGCGGGACCATCAACAACATAAGACTTGCCGAGTTCTCCATTAAGCAGATACTCAACAACGCCTTTGCTCTTATAAGGCTCACATACTGCCTTTACTTTAAGCGCCATTCCCTGCATAAACAGCTTCTGAGACTCAACCTCAAAGCGTCCGTGATACGTATAGCCTTCATCCCAAGACAACTTGAAGTCATACGCTCTACCATGTAAGAAGTTGCGAAGCCTGGTAAGCGATTGCTCAATCTCCACCCAATCAAGAGCGGCACTTGGATAGCAAGTAAACTCGATTGTTCGCTTGCCAAAAAGTGGACGATGTGCGAACCATTCAGAGAGGTCTAAAACACCATCTGCTCCAGGAATCATGACTTGTATAGTCTTTGGCTCTGGTGGTGTATCTACGTAGTCTGTAATAACCACGCCAAACGTCTCGCAAAGCGGTGTGCCATCTACATATATCTCGAGATTCATCGACTTGCCACCACCTTGTAAGCACCCAGGTTAGCGTCAACGTAAGGCGATACAACGCCACCAACAAGCCTGGCATCCATGTAGAGCTTCATGTTCTTAAGATCCTCACGCATATTCCTAATCTCAGCAACAACAGCGCTCTCATGGTTAGACTCATTCATTGCGTCAACCATATAGCCTTTGATGTTGTCGATTGGAAGAATTGCTTCTGGACCTGCTTCGCCGCCAACCATAGGGCGTGAGCCATTCATGCCAAACATCGTTGGCTTAGTCAGAATGCCGCCCTCTGCGTACCATTCAATACTGAAATGCGGAACAGAAGGTGGAACAATCGAAAAACCGCCGGAGATGTGGAGATAAGGAAGCTTGATGTGTGGTAACTGGATAACAAGACCAGCAAAGAAGCTCTTAATCTTTCCAGGAATGCCAGAAATAAAGCTAACCATGTTGTTGAAGTTACTCTTGATACCGTCACCAATCGAATAGCAGAAATTCTTCCATGCAAGGAATGCCGCTGTTCCAAGTGATAACGCAGCTGCAATACCACTCATGCCATTGTGAACAACTGTTGCTAGTCCCTCAATAACTGGTCTAAGACCGCCGCAAATCTCGCGAACCGTAACGCCAAAGTTGGCTGCGTCACTACCAGCATTGGACATATCGTCGCCCATGTTCTTAAAGAGAGGGGTAACAGACTGAATGCAAGCTGTGAGGTCCTTTGCAATCTGGTCGATGAGCGGTTGCAGAGCATAGAAGACACCATTAACAGTATCAATCAAGAAGCTCAGAACGCCATTCAAACCTTCCATTGCGCCACGAACAAGCGGCAGAACACTAACACCAAGCTCCATGAGTGGCTCAATAAATGGAGTAAGTACGTTCAAAATGTTCGAGAGCAAGTCCATAAAGAACTCTAGAGCTAGTGACACCTGCTCCATGTTGGCCTTGAAGATACTATTGACTTCATCCAGAGCGTTCGTGTTCTCAATAATGTTGTTGAACGAATCGCCAACGCCTTTTGCAAAGTCTTCAATGGAGCCTATAAGTCCCTCAAGAGAATCAGCAACGCCATAGACATCAAAGCCTGTTGTATCGATAAAGTCACCGATTACAACTTGGTTGTCAGATAAGAAAGACTCAATAGACCCTGTCAGCTTCTCTGCAACGCTTGCTCCAAGGTCTTTAAGGTCCGTTGCCTTAGCTGCGTTGGTAAACGATGAGAACATACCAGATGTGATGGACTTAAAGTCTAGGCTCTCAACAACAGCAGAAATCATGTTGCCAAGTTCCTCGCCAATGCCCTTTGCGACATCTGGCAGTGCCTTAAAGAGTCCTTTAGTAATTCTGACGATTGTTGGAATGAGGTTCTTAGCAACCGTTCCGATAGACTTCAGAAGCTTCTCAGACATGCCCTCAATATCGCCATTAGGGTCAGCAATGGCCGTGAGCCAGTTTTCCCAAGAAGCCTGCATCATCTGAATAGAGCCTTGGATAGTCTCCGCTGCTTCTTCAGCAGAGTTACCCATGATACCTTGCTGCTCCTGGATGTCGTGGATTGCTTGGACGATGTCACCATACTTCTCAATGGTTAAGTCACCAGCACGGCCTTGCGCCTTCTCAAAAGCGTTCGCGTCTGCAATTAGACGCTCCATCTCTTGTTTTGTACCGCCATAACCAAGCTTCAAGTTATCAAGCATCGTGTAGTTCTGCTTCGCGAAGCCTTGATATGCGTTCTGAATGTCTTGAAGGTTAGAGCCAAAGATTGACGCATTATCAGCCATGTCGGTAATTGCCATGTTGCCCGCACGAGCCGCCGCAACCACATCACCGCCAAAGGATTGCTTAAGCGCTGCACCCATGCTGTTAAGCTGATCCATGTACTGGTTCATCGAGACTCCAGCAACGGCATAAGCCGCTTGAGCATTAGCCATAACCTGGCTGGAAGCTTCACCAAAAATCTTCTCTACGCCACCAGAGAGCTGCTCAAAGTTTGCATACGCGTCAAGTGATTGTTTGCCAATGGCAATCATCGTGGCACCGATTGCAGCAACTGCCGCCGTAACTCCGAGAGCTGCCGTCTTCATACCGTCAAACGCTGCTGTTGCTACGCCTTCATTGAAGCCTTTAGTTGAGGGAATGACAGAGACATAAGCAGAACCCACTTCTGCGTTAGCCATATTCACCTCCTAATTTAATGTGAGTCCCACCAGTCGTTGAATTGACTTATTGGGATTGGGTCCTTGCCGTAGACCTCCTCTTTGACACTCTCAACGCCAGGGCGTGTGAGTGGCTTAGGCTTAGGCTGCTTCTTGGTTGTGTTAGCAGAGGAATACATCCACGTCAGCTGGCTTATCTGGTCTGAGAGCATTGCAAGAAGCTGTGGAACAATCTCCTGCGACTCCCAGAGCGCATAGTCAATGTCATCCGGATGTGTTGCCTTCCAAAGAGCACTAGTCTTAGGCAAGTTATTGATAAAAGAAAAGAGCGCCCTATAACTAAGGCGCTCTCCAAGGTCATCTAATGTGAAGCCTGTGAGTGTCATGAGGTCATATTCAAGCTCTCCAGTATGCTTAAGAATTAACTGCGAGAGCCAAACTATTCCCCCGCTTCAACCTCACCAGCTTCAACACGCATCTTATTCCACTCAGACATGATGGAAGATAGATCATCAATACTAAGCTTCTCAACCTCAACAACATAAGGCTTCAAGAAGCTTACGAACCACTTCACTGCTTCCATGCTAGAAGCTTCAGCATTCTCAAGAATGCCAACACGCTCAATGTCTGCGAGAGTCAGCTGGAGAGGGATATGACACTCTGCACCGTCAACGGTAATATCAAGCGTCTTGTAGGAGGTTGAGAAGTTAAGCATTATCGAGTCACTACTCCATCATCAGTAAGAATGTAGATACTATTGCCCTGTGCGTCTGGCTGGCACTTTAGCTCGACTGGAAGTGTTACAGCTTCAGCGGACTGGAAGTTCATCTCAGAAGGTGGAATAGCCTGTCCGCGAGGAACGATAATCATCATCTTCGCAGCGCCATCCTTCAGCTTGAACACCCACTCGCGGACCTCTGGAAGTCTTGCACCGATTGCAATCTTCATCTGAGTACCACGGGTAGAAGTTGCGGCGGTGACGGTTACAGCGTCTTTACCAAACGCGCGAGTCGCTGCACGCTCGGACATCTCAAGCTCAGTGAACTTGACCGTACCATCAAACTTCTCCAGAAGCTGACGAACATTAGCGCCGTTTGCTTCGGTAATGTCCTTAGTGGAGTAGTCGGTAGAGAGTGCGATACCATCGCTGGAGATATATCCAGAGTCCTTGAACGCAGCATTAAGAGCAGAGTTCAAGTCTGTTGGAAGCGCGGTACCAACAGGAGCGTCCAGGACAGCGCCAGTAGTAGCCTGGTCGAGAGCGCCAACAAGTACTTTGGAAGCGTCAACTGCCATAGTTAATTCCTTTCATCTTTAATATTGACTGACATAGAGAATGTGACCTGCCATACGACAAAGTCGCCTTCCTGCTTGCCATAACTAAATACGTTTGGCGTGAAGACGGCGTTAATGTTTCTGTCGGTTGGCGGGGTCACTTTAAGAGCAATAGCAAGCTCGTGAGCAACCTGCTCAGAGCGCGCACTGCTCCTCGTCCAAATTGAAATAGTGTATTCAGGAGAATCATGCGGGTAGTCCATCTCGCCGCCTGTGCGGTCGACTAATAGGAACTCATCTGGAGTGTTCTTCTGAACTTCGGTTGAGCATGGCAAACCGATTGTGGTATGTGCCCACTTAATGACGTGCTCCATTGAGCTAAATATCATGATTACCCCCTTGCTGCCTTCTGCAGCGTGTTATGCAGAGCATTAGAGTTGATTGCGTGTACGCTTGCTGTATGGACTACCGCATGAGCGCGGTTCTTGCCGACTGTGACCTTTACGCCATAATCCTTAGCGCTATACATTGAAGCGGCACGAGCTCGTATCTTCTCTGCACTCTTACGTAAGACTTCCTGCGTCTTAGAGCCGGTCAAGATTGATGTCAGCTTGTTTGCTTTATAGATCATCTTGACTGTGCCTCCCGCATTGGAAGCCGTGAACTGCCTAGCCATCTACAACTCCAAGCGGTACTAAGCAGCTCCATTTCCAGCCCTTTGGAATCATCTGCTCTGGGAAGTCAACTGGAGCACCAACAACGTTAAACCAACGCTTTCCATCCGGACTAACCTGCGCACGTCTGAGACGCTGCGCCCATCCTCTTGGGAAGTAAGCAGTCGCTGTGACTTCAACGCCTTCAGGTCTACTCACTTCTAGGTCCTTTGGCTGGAATGGCGCAAAGAGACATCCAGAAACGCTTATTGGCTCTGAGTATGTAAATGACTCATTGCCAAATCGGTCGGTACCAGATGATGTGCGCTCCTTGACAAAGAGCGTCATTGTTGGCTTCATTAGTCCTCCTTTGGCAGAGGGTTTGCGAATATCGCGTACCCCTCATCAACTCCAAGAAGTGACTTCTCAAACGATGTGAAGTAGATGTCTCCTGTTGGGTTTGAGTAGGATACTGAACCGCCAAAAGGTGAAGCAGTCCAGGACTGCGACTGCACGCCGATTGGTGTTTCTGAGCCAGCTTGAAGAACTCGGATTGCCACCTGGCAAACAACAAGCTTCAGAACAGCTGGGTCCTTAGACTCAACGTCACAGAGAGAGCCAACAGCAGCAGAGATAAGGGAGAGCAGGTTCTCTGCCCTCCCTTCATCTGTTGCTTCTAGGGTTGGAAACATTGCTTTTAAGTCGCTTAGAGTTGCGAAGGGCTTATTCTGCCCCGCCATGACTAAGCACTCTTAAGAACTGCGAAGCCCTTAGGGTCAATGACTGCGTAAGAGTAAACAACCTCTGCGCGGTAAGCGATCTGACCAAGGCGCTTGAGGTCGCCGAGTCCATCTGGGTCACCAGTCTCGATGGTCTCAATGTTGATGTCGCGGACAATGCCCCACTTAATGAGGTTGAAGTCACCCATAACTGCGAGAACCTTGGTTGCAGTCTTAGCAAGAGCACCGGAGACGGTGTTGGAAGTTGCAGCTGCAAGGCCATCGACTACACCAGTGTTGAGGTTGATTGGAATCTCAGGGAACATGCGCAGACCAGTGTTCTTGACACGAACCTTGCGCAGGCTGGAAGCGTATGCCTTGGAAAGACCGATACCAGAGATGGAGTAGCCTGGGTCAACTGCGTCAGCGAGTGCATCGAGGTCAGCAGCTGGGTCAGTGGTTGCAGTGACAGCGGTTGCACCAGCAGTCAGAGCAGTCAGACCAGAAGCAGCCATACCAGTAGCAGGGTTGAGAGCGTGGAAGACGAGATAGTCAAGACCACGGCCAAGAGCAGCAGCAGACTTGTCAACGATTGCGTCAACAATCTGAAGCTGACTGTCCTCGTCTGCCCACTGAACCTCATTGGAGAAACGGACAGTGACAGAGAGCTTCTTGATGGTGTGGTCGACTGGTTTCAGACCGACAGTCTGAGAAGAGTGCTGTGTGGACTCGCCGACAATCTCAGCTTCTGGGTCCTGAGTGAACAGGATGGAAGCGCGATTTGCAAAGATTGCTGGAGAGGAAGCAGACAGAGTCTGAATGACGGAAGTGTCTGCAACCTTTGAGACAAGATCCTTTGCAATCTCAACAGGGAGCTTAATGTTAGTGGTGTTTGTTGCTGGCATTGTTAAATCCTTTCTTTAATTACCAAATAATTGACGTGCAAGTTCAACCTTTGCGGAGTTATCTCCTGCTTCTGTAGTGAACTTGCCAGGATGTGGAGCTTTTACTCCTGCTTTAGGCTTTAGATGTTTGACGAGTACTTCTGCAAACTGACGCATATCCTCTTCTGTGGAACCCACAACAAGCTCTTCCGGCACATTGAACTCAGACGCAATCTTTCTCTTCATTGAGGCTTGTTCCTCACGGGTCTTGTAGCCCTTTACTGCATCTTCAGCTTCCTGTGCACGTTTCTGTGCTTCTGCAAGCTCCTCTGTGGCTTTGGAGTTTTCCTTAGAACGCTTCTCCCATTTGCGTGCCTGGGCTTTCCAGTAGTCGACAGTGTCAGTCTCGTCAAGCTGTGCAGCTTGCTCGACGTCTTCTGTAGTCTCTTGTACTTGCTCCTGCTCAGTAGTGTCTGGCATCTCATGCCCCTTTCTGTCCGTGCGGACCTAATAAAAAACCAGCCGTGCGGCTGGTTGATTACACAATGGATTTAATGGCTTCCCGCCTACGAATCGAACGTAGATCTAAAGAACCAGAATCTTTTGTTTTTCCGTTAAACTAGCGGGAAATGTGGTATATTTAACTTGCAATCGCCCTCGCTATCACAATTTATGGGATGACCGGGGCGATTTTTTATCTGACAAAATGTATCTTCATGTCATGTCCTAAATAATAGATACGACCAGCTTTAAATCTCTTGCTTTTTAATATATTTTCTTCAAGCTGAACATCTGTCATATCTGGATTAATTGAATTATCAAAAACAACCCAAGTGCAGTCCTCTTTCCTACTCGTATTTTTTAAATACCCATCAATCGTGTTGAATGAAGATGTATTTTTTAAAACTTTAAGCTCAAGACCTTTAGTAAAATCAGCTTTTCCAACTCGTTTCTTTTCTTTCCCATCACGATAAGTCCTAAAATCCTGCTGGAAACAACACGGCATGCCAACTTTAATCATTCTCTGAGCTGATTCGTACTCGTCTTTGTGGTTTGTTAAAATATCGTCTCTGACAGCTTTGCTTGTAAAGGAAACCCTAGGCTCTCTTCCGTTAAGCCAGTTAGAATCTCTTCTAGCACATTCTTTTAAGATTGCTTTTTTGTCTTTAGCATTATTTACATCTAATCCTATTGAATCAGCAACCTCTTTAAATCTACTCCTGATTAACTCTGGTTGATAGCCACCGACTTTAGTTCCAGGTTTTCCAGCAACAACCTTGCATCTGCAATGATCATGATAATGAGAATTTGCGCCTTTTTCTGTGTAATGGAAGCCAAAAGAAGCAAGCCAAGCGCAGAATGGACACTCGCCACCTTGTGGTACGCGAGCAAATTTCATTCCGTTCCTTGCACCAGCTTTGCTTATTGTCCGATTTGCTTGCTGCAGAACCTCACTTGCAACAAGATTGCCGCAAATCTCTTTGAAGTCCCCACTTTTAATCTCGTTATTTTGAGCATATTGAGTGATGCGCTCCCTTATTTTGTCATTTACGAAATAAGGGAGTTTAACAAGGTCTGTATTTTTTGACGGAATTCCTATTGCGTCATCAAAAAAATCAAGTGCGACAGTTCCTGCTGCATCACCAAAAGAAAGCGTTGTGCTAATCATTGAATTCTCAACAAGTTTAAGAAACTCGCCATCATCCATGTTTGGGTTAGCTTTTAGACCAGCTTCAACAAGACGACTAAAAGTAGACTTAGACCTTTCTTGAATTTGAGATAGTAGTCGATGGTACGACTCCATCTCCTTTTTTGAAATGTCCATAACTACTCACTTTGTGCAGCAGTTCTAACCAGCTCCTGTGCCGCAAAACGGCGGCGGTCAGCTTGAAGCTCTGTGAGAACGTCGTCCTTATAGCCAAGAGCACGCAGAGGAACATCAGAGCTTGCAAGCCATGGGAAGGTAGATACCTGCTTTGTGATGGCATCAGACATTGAGACGGGCGATGGTGTCTCCGGGTTAGCAAAGACGGCTGTTGTCTCGTTGTCACGCATGGCGCTGTAGAAGTCCAAGTCATGCTTTACTGCGAGAGCCATAGCAGAGACATTGACAAGAGATCTCTTGCAAGAAGCAATGTAGCTTGTAATGTCGATAATTGCGTCTTCCTGGTTAGCAATGATGGCATCTGCTGAGGTTGGGTTAGCAGAAGTGAAGCTCAACGATGAAAGAGGAACATTCGTTGCATCTGAGAACATAGAAGCCAAGAGCTTCATATAGTCACTGTGCGGCTGCATGGTAAGCTGTGGCAGCTGGCCATAGTTCGGAATCTGCTTGTTCTTGTTTGACGTTGCAATAAACGTTGAGCCAATAAACGCACCAAATGGTGAGTCAGCAATCTTCTGAGCAACGCTAGCATCAGCTCCGAGCAGATACTTCTGTGGAGCAGAAGCAAAAGCGGCGGTTGCGCTCATGTTAAGAATCTCACGCTGAGCGTCATCGACAAGGCTCATAACCGTGCGGCTAATGCGTGATGTGCCGAACGGACGCTCAAGTGTTGAATGATATGCCACAGGCTCAACGGGTACACGACCCATTGAATGAGACTCTTCTGTTGCGAACCATCTGCCATCGAGCAAGTTAAGTGTAATGAACGTGTCATCTGTGAAGACGTAAACAAGCGTTGGAGTCTTGATTGATTGTGACCTGTTCCACTCAGCATCAACAACTACAAGAGCAGCTTCAATGCGCTTCTTAGCGTCTGACCAGATAGCAGATGCAGCCGTTGCAGGATAGCCAGAGATAACAACATCTGGCTCATTAAACTCTGGGTTGCCTTGGGTAACACTAATGAACGCAACTGAGTGCCTGAGTGAACTCATGACAACCTTGCGGACTAAGTTCTCTAAGTCATTCTCACGAGCAATAGTACGCAGTTCTTCTTTGACAGCTGTATTAGTTGCATTAAAGTTCTGGAACTGTACACGATCAGCCCACCAATTAACGCACTTTGCCGCCCAGTCAATCTTGGCATCAATCTTAGAAGCCAGCTGAGGAAGAACAGAAACGCCTAAATCCTTAACCTTTACATTTCCGTTGTAGTAACGGTCTCTGAGAACATTCCTGGTATAGTGCTTGCGCCAAACTGCTACAAGCTGAGAGACAACCTCTCTGTTCTCATCAGATAGACCAATGGCAGCAGCCATGGAAGCATCGAGTCCTCTATCCACTAGAAGAACACCTCGCCTTCATCTTCATCATATTCATATTGTTTTGCTGCCCAAGCAGCTAATGTGGCAGCTTCAACAACCGCTGCTCTTTCACCGTCAAAACCCCAGCCACCTGTACGACCGATTGGGCGCTTGTAAGACTCAGTAACTGCCTTCGTCAGCTCATCTTCTTCTGAGTCATCTAAGGAATCAGGCTTAAACCATGTAATTGAGCCTTCATTGACTGCATCAACAAAGTCAACGTTGGCTGTGATTAAATCAGCAGCCGCTGGAATTACCACGTTGTCTTCTGGAACAGAATCGATAACGCGCCTATAGAGCGACTCAGCGCCCGCCTTGCCGTCAATGATGACTGGCACCGTTTGAGCGCGCTTTGTGACAAACTCTGCAAGCGCCTGCTTGCCGCCGATTGTGGCCCGCTTGTCTACGAGCTCAACGTGCGTTGTGTCACCGTCTTTGATTGCAACGCAAACAGCGAAGTAAACTCCATCAACTGAGAACTTCACTGCATAGGCAGAAGGTGTGCCTTGAGGTGGCGTAGATGTTGCGCATCTCTGCCAAGTCTCTTTGTCAATGAGCGGTGCTCCTGCACCTCCTGCAAGCTCCTGTGGAGTAAGCCATACTCCTAGACACTCTTGCGCAAACTGCAAACTATCCATCTGAGTTCTAAGGGCTCTGAGTGCCGTAATGTTCGTAATGCCTTCAACAAGCGAGGGTGCTGCCTGATACCAACGCTCCTCATCTGTTACATCGCCGACTTCTTCAAGTCCGTACTCAATCCAGGACGTCTCAATCTCGCCTTTATTGTTAATGGCGTCTGAGCGCATCTTGTCAAACTTATCAGCAGGAGAACCAGCACGTCTTGGAGTTCCCATATAGATAAATTGCGGGTTCTTATTAGGACCACTAGAAGTAGTTGGAAGCAGTGCTTGAACGTGCTCTGGTAATAACTCTTGCGCCTCATCGACCACGATAATGTCGAACGTATTACCAAGATTTGCTGTCTTGGTACGGCAGCTGAAGGCAATAAAGCCTTCTCCTTTACCTTCTGCCTGTGGCTTGAAGGTAAAGCTTTCTTGTGCGGTCTTTGATGATACTCTCAAAAGCGAGTCATTGAAGTACTTGATACCTCGCACCTCATCATTTGGCTTTGTACCTAAGATGTTGCGGAAGTCCTCGAGCGTCTTAACCGTCGTATTGTAGTTGTGAGCAGTCCACAGAATGCGGTAGCCAAACATCATCGCTAACGTGATGATGTACCACTCGACAATGGTCGTTTTGCCATTCTGCCTTGGCACCGATAAACCGAAGATGCGCTGAATGAACTGAAGACCAGTATCAACCGCTGCGAGTATCTCAAGTGCCTTGATTTGCCACTGTGCAAAATCAAAGCCACCCTCTTTAGCAAGCGCAACAACAAGTGGTGCCAGCGATTTGGTATATGGCTTATAGATGCAAAACCTAGGCTCCAACGACGAACTTGAGGGCTTGTGCGACTGCGTCGTCGTGCTTTGTCTCAACGACATCTGTTGCATCAGCTCCCTCCAGTTCAGCTATCTGTGTGACCGCCGCTCGATACTCTTTGGATATTGCGGAAATGTTGCGTGGATCAGCAATGAGCATTTGCTCTCTGAGAAGATTGCGAAGCTCTTTCAAACGCTCGATTGTGTTCTGTTGTTTGCGCTCTCTGAATGGCAGCGTATGTGTAAGCGTCTCTTTGTCAGGGAGCTTCTCCATCGCTGTCTTTGCTGCGTTGTTTTTTTGCTGGTACATGCTGTAGTACTTCTGCACTACACGCACGGAACGCCCAATGGTATCTGCAATAACCTTGTTTGGAACGCCTTGGTCTTTAGCCTTTAGAATGTAGTTAATCTCAGTTTGCGAGAGTGTTGCTCCATGTTTGATGTTCGCCATGCACGCTCCTTCCGTTCATGTGTGCATTCTCATTCGTAGCCAACTCTATTGCTCCGTCTGAAAAAATGGCTCTGTGCCGCCGAGATAGCCGCTGCTTATAGGGGGGTGAGGGTCACCCCGCCCCGCTTTTACCACTGTCTGCTTCTGAATATCTTCCCAGCGCTCACATCACACGGAATCTTGTTACTCTTCTCTCTGTTGCAATGGCGATGAGTAGCTTGTACGTTGTCCTGACTGAGCGCTGCTGCTTGCCCAGACTCAAAAGGACCAGTCCAGCAATGACGCTGCACGTTGTAAAGTCTGAGCCAGTACCTTGATACAGGCACAACCTCATCAACCTCAAATGCATCTGGATGTCCAGCAGGTAGCGCATAGTTGATTGGCTTGCCACAAATGGCGCACGGTAGTCCTTGAGCCATGAGCCATGCTCTTAGCTTCCTTCTAGCGTTGCCGTTGCCTTGCCGAACATTCTTTGCCACTAGATCACCTTGCTAAATAAAAAAGCGCCCTGGTTTGTTACCAGAACGCTTTGTTTTGCGCGAAGCTCTACCATACATAATATTGGGTAATCGAACGACAAGAAACGACATCATGCGTCTATTTTTATCTGCGGTTATTCTACTTATTCACGCCAAACATTTTAGATATGAGGTGTAATTTT